GAACACCTCCTTCTGGACCTAGCGAAGGTCAGATATATTTTGACTCTTCTGCTGGAGATAAAAAATTATACTTCTTTAATGGTACTCAATGGATTGCTATACAAGATACAGATAACTATGTTGATGAGGTAGCCTTTTCAACTGGAACTGGTACATTGACTTTAGGTAGATCTGGAGGTCTAGCAGATTTAACTGTTAGTTTGGAAGGTAGATATTTGACAGCTCACCCAGCTACAAATCCATCACCATCTGTAAACAACTCTGGAAGAACATATATTCAAGATATAACATTAGACTCATTTGGTCATATTGTTGGTATTACATCAGCAACTGAGACTATGGAGGGTAAAATATACAGTGTATCTGTAGGTGCTGGAGGAGTAAACTCTGCTACCATTGTATTAGCAGATAATGAAGGAGGAAGTGATACAGTTACTATCTCTGGTACTACTGGTGAAATACAAGTTACTGAGAGTGGAGATCAAATAAACATAGGATTACCTGATGATGTAAACATTACTAACGACTTGGTTGTTGGTGGTAACTTAACTGTTAATGGATCTGTTACAACTGTTAATACAGAGACAATTTTATTAGCTGATAACATCATAACTTTAAATAGTAATGCTACTGGAACACCGACTGAAAATGCAGGAGTTGAAGTAGAGAGAGGTGATTTAGCTAATGTATATATTAGATGGAATGAAACAAGTGATAGATGGGAATTTACAAATGACGGTACTAACTATAGTGTTATACCAGTTGGATCGGATTCTCACTACGCTACATTTATAGGAGGTGCTACTTCTATACCAGTTACTCATAACTTGGGAACTAAAGACGTAAGAGTTGAATTGTACGACGTTACAACTTCAGAAACAGTTTATTCTGATATTGTTAGAACTAGTAATAGTGTAGTTACAATTTCATTCACAACTACTCCAGCTACAGCTTCAATAAGAGTATTGATTAGCAAGGTTGGATAATAAATAATAAAATCTCAATATGAGCCAAAAAATAAAAACATCCGTTGAAATCGACGGCTCTTTAAGTGCTTCACAAATAGCTAACGCCACAACAGATACTGATAAGTTTTTGGTATCTGATGGCGGGACTATAAAATATAGAACAGGAGCTGAGTTAGCTACTGATTTAGGAATAGCTGCTGGAGTAACTTCTAAAGTGCAGCATCAGGTAAAAGCGGGTGTTGCGATAAATAAAGGTCAAGCAGTTTATGTAACAGGTGCAGATGGAACCAATATGATTGTTGGGTTAGCATCTAATGCTACTGAAGCAACATCATCTAAAACAATGGGATTGCTTAATGCTACTGTTTCTGTTAACGGTTTTGCTGATGTAATTACAGAAGGATTGCTATCTGGCTTAAATACTAGTGCTGCTACAGTTGGTGATCCTATTTGGTTAGGAACTGACGGAAATCTTATTTACGGATTAGCTAATAAACCATACGCTCCATCTCACTTGGTATTCATTGGTATTGTTACCAGAGTTAATGCTAATAATGGAGAGATATTTGTTAAGATACAAAATGGATTTGAACTTAATGAAATACACGATGTAGACCTAAAAACTACTACACCTATTAATGGACATCTATTAGGATTTAATGGAACGTTATGGGTAAATAAAACTATAGCTGGTTGGTTAGGATATACACCGCAAGCTCAACTTAATGGAACTGGATTTGTAAAAGCATCAGGTACTACAATTACTTATGATAATACATCTTATTATCCAGCTTCAAACCCTAATGGGTATATTTCCACTTATACAGAAACCGATACATTAGCTTCGGTAACAGGAAGAGGGGCTAGCACAAGTGCGCTTTCTACTTTTGACGGGGGCTTAAATATAGGTAGTACAAAATTAAGATGGGGGGGTAGCACAACACCAACATTAGGATTGCCATTCAGCGGCTCAGCTAATGCTTTCTGGATTGATGTCAATGACGGAGATACTGGGGGATTAATGGTGGACAACGAAGGCGTAACTGTATACGGAGCTGGGGATAATGGATATGTTTTTAGAGTAATAGACGAAGATGTTTATCAAGCTACGACTAACGTTGCGAGTTCAACTACATTCCAAATTAATCAAGGACAAAATGGCGGAGGATCAATAAAAGGGAACTTTGATATATCTGGTACTTTAAGTGCTTCAGGATATAATAAAACAAACTGGGATACAGCTTATGGGTGGGGTAACCATTCAGGTTTATATTTAGGAATAAATTCAAAAGCAGCAGACTCAGAATTATTAGATGGAATAGATTCTACTAGAGTAATATTTGGCGATAATTCAACTGGTACAATTAGTATAAGCGATGCTACTCTAAACGGGGCTTTAAAAAGCGGTTTTTACACAGTAGGAACAGGCGGAATACCGAATGCTACTAGTGTTAACTTTGTCTTACATACAGCTTATAATGGAGTTGGTAATGCTGCTGGATTTGATTTAGCATGTAACGATAGCACAACAAGTTCTTTTTATTTAAGACCAGCTACTGGCGGAGGTAAAGGATCTTGGCAAACAATTATTACTTCTGCTAATGTTGGTTCATACGCCGTACCTTCATCAAGAACAATAACTATTAACGGTACAACGCAAGACTTATCAGCTAACAGAAGTTTTACAGTAAGCGGAACAGTAACATCTGGCGTTAGTATAACTTCTGCTGGATCAGCTAATAATGCCCCTTCTACACCATCTGTGAATATCGGAATGTATGTTGACACATACGCATTTATAGATTTATCTACAGCAGACACAAACGGAAGCTGGATTGATTTTAGTAAAGCTAATGGCACAGACTACGGAGGAAGAATAAGATATAATAATGGAAGTGATTACTTTAGTATATCAGCAAATGCAAATGAACAAGTAAGAATATTCAACTCGAATGCGGAAGCTTTAGGATCTTTTAGAGCTCCTTTGTTTTACGATTCAAACAATACAGGATATTACGTAGATCCAGCTTCTTCTAGTAATTTAGCATTACTTAGTCTTTATGGTCATGATAATCAATTAAAAATAAATACATATAGTGGAGGTGCATCAGGATGGTTTGCTCAAGAAGCTGGTGTAAACAAATGGGAGACTTATCATTATCAAGGTAGATATAGATGGTATAATTATACTACAAATCAAGAAGAGGCATTTTTAGATAATTCAGGCGGGTACTTACAAGTTAGAACGTCTATGAGAGCACCTATATTTTATGACTCAAATGATACAACATATTATTTTGATGGTACAGGAGGTACTAGACAAAGTAGATATTTAACAATATCAGGTGGCGGAACAGGTAATTATGGTAATGAATTAGTTGTAGGAAATACTTCGGTACAGTACTCATTACAAGATACAAACTTACGTCCAATTATACAAGCTACAGGTGCTTATCCTGTTTTAACGCTAAACCATACGGTAACATCAAATGGTTCTCATGGTGGAACCGTACAGTTTACATCAAATGGGGTAGGTAATCAGTTTGTAATTGGTAGTAGTGGAAATGGTTCTAGATTAGAAATCGGTACATCATCCAACGCAAATTGGAATCCACATAACGGTATTGATAACTATAATGGTACTACAGGGTTAAGAATGGATACTTCAGGTAACATATTTAACTTAGTATCAACTAGATCACCAATATACTACGACAATAACAATACAGGATACTACGTAGACCCTACCGGTGATTCAAGGGTAAACACTGTTTATGCTGATAGACTAGCAACGCCTTACGCTCAAAGTCCTAATGACTCTCACCCAGGATTTGGTATTAGACCATTCTATTCTTGGAACATAGGACAAGCTAATAATGCAAGTGCAGGATACTCTAATGGTATATCAATAGGATCAAATCCAGGTGATCAAGCGTATGGATTCCAGATCGTACAAAACATGTGGGATGACCAATTATATTTTAGAAGATATAATGGAGGTTGGCAAGGCTGGAGAACAGCTTTAGATAGCAGTAACTATACAGGTTACAGAGATTATGGAGGAAACGCTTTATACGCTGGTATATATTATGATGGTAATAATACAAGTTATTACGTAGACCCAAATGGAGCATCTAGAATGGGGACTATTAATGCCGATTCATTAAAAACATATAATAATGTATATATAGATAATAATTACGGTAATACTGTTGTAGGAGTTTATAGCTCAACAAGATACCAAGGAGTTTTTGCCATGGGTGATTCTTACAAGTTACCAACTGATGGAACTTCAACTGGATCTCTTTACGGATTGGCTTGGTCACACCCTAATGCAGGTGGAGTTGCTGGAAATCTAAATACTCATGGTTTGTTAGCTATGGAGAACGGGACTTGGCTAGCTTCTTTAACAGGGAGTACAAGAGCAAGAGACGACATGAGAGCTCCTATTTTTTATGATAATAACAATACAGGCTATTACATAGATCCAGCAGGTAATTCTCAGGTCTCAGCTATGTATGCAAATAACTGGTTCAGAGCACAAGGTAATACAGGGTTATACGGACAAGATTATGGTGTACACTTTTACCCTCAAACAGGAAGTGCTTGGAGTATAACAGGAAGTGGTGGAAATATAGAGCTACAATTTAGATCTAATCATAACTCTACAATACGAGGGTATGTTTATGCAGATACATCAAATAACATAGGCTTCTTAACCTCAGGAGGAGGATGGAGACTTAGATGTGATGACTCTGGAAATGCGATTGCCACTGGAGATGTAACAGCATACTCAGATAGAAGAGTAAAAGAAAACATACACACTATTGATAACGCTTTAGACAAAGTAAATAACCTAAGAGGTGTATACTATACTAGAATAGATTCTGAAGATAAACAAAGAAAAGTAGGAGTTATTGCGCAAGAAACTCTAGAAGTATTACCAGAGGTTGTAGGAAAAGATACTGATGGCATGTACAATGTAGCTTATGGAAATATAACAGCTGTACTAATCGAAGCAATAAAAGAACAACAAACACAAATAGAAGAGCTAAAACAATTAGTAAATAAATTAATAAATAAATAATGGCAATCACTTACACATTTTTAACAGACGACACAATGAAGCTAGAAATGGCTCCGCAATTAAATGGATTAGAAAAAGTAATTACTAGAGTAAGATACAACTATGTTGGTGTAGATGAAAATGGTAATGAAGGAACTTTTAACGGGGCTACTCCTATGCCTGCTCCAAACGCCGAAGGATACAAGCCTTTTGAAGAATTAACACCAGAAGATATTGTTTCTTGGTTAGAAGATACGGCTGATAAAACTCACATGCAAGAAAGGATAGCTAAGCAAATAGAAGCTATTGTTACCCCTAAGTATGTTGGTATTGACGCTCCTTGGGCTCCAGCTAAAACAGTTGTAGAACCAGTTGTAGAACCAGAGGTATAATATGACAATGCCAGCATCAGGTACTATTAGTATGTCTCAAATCAATACTGAATTGGGACGTGCTAGTACTGCTACAATATCATTAGATACAGCAGAAAATGGAGGATATGGAGCTATAAATCAAGCAAGTGGTAGTAAACCTAGTGCTAGTAATCCTGCTACATTATCTGAATGGTATAGTTATAACCATAATGCAAGTTCTCAGATAAATGTAAGTTATGATATAACATTTGCTCCTTTTGGAGGGTTAGCCAACATAACAGAAAATGGAGTTAGGATTATAAGAACATCAAGTAACGCAACTGGTACTTTTTCTTCTGTAACTGGAGATGTTGTAGTTGCATCTATTACTTCTCCAGCTGGTGGGGTTAGATATGCAGAGGTATCTGTTTATGTTAACGGAGTGTTCTTGGGTAGTAACGTAGGAACTACTAGCGCATCTTATACTTTTACTATAGGACAAGGAAATGTTTCTTATTATCAAATATTTATGACAGCAAATAATAACTTATAATAAATAATATAAAGTGGCAAAAGCAAAAAACGAATCAGTTAAGTTAGAAAATAAAAAAATAAGTCGTCCTGGTGTTCATTCAAAAGCAAAGACATCAAAACTGAAAGACTCTAAGAATTATAAGAAAACATATAAAGGTCAAGGAAGATAATGAAATATATTAACTACATCGCAACATCAATACTGTTATTATTCATGCCTATATATGGTTTACTTGTAGCAGTTGGAGCTTCTATAATATTAGATACATTTACTGGTATATTTAAAAGTATTAAACTACATGGTTGGTCTAGTATAAGAAGTAGAAAACTATCAAACGTGATAAGTAAAATGGCTTTATATGAAATATGTATAATGTTCTTATTCCTTATGGACAAGTATGTGTTGAATGAGTTTGTAAAACATGCATTTGGTTTTGATTTTATGTTTACAAAGGTTTGTGCGATTGTATTAATATTTGTAGAGCTTGTATCTGTTAAAGAAAATATAGAGGAAACATTTAGCATTGATATATGGGCATTGTTAAAAAAAGCATTGAATAGAGCTAAAGAAACTAAAGACGATATAAATCAATTAACAAGCTAATGCAATTATCTAAAAATCTATCACTAGCTGAAATGACTATTAGTTACGAAGCAAAAAGAAGAGGGATTTCTAACAACCCTACACAAGATCATTTAGCTAATATGAAAAAGCTATCTGATAACGTATTTCAGCCCATTAGAGAGCACTTTAAGTCTCCGATACGTATATCTTCAGGTTACAGAAGTTTAGCCCTTAATAAGGCTATAAAAGGTGCTGCGACAAGTCAGCACTGTTCGGGCGAAGCTATGGATATTGATATGGATGGGACAAGCATTACAAATGCTCAAATATTTAATTATATAAAAGATAATTTGGTATTCGATCAATTGATATGGGAGTTTGGTACAGATAAAAATCCAGACTGGGTTCACGTGTCTTATGAGTCAACTGGTAAGCAAAGAAAACAAATACTTAAAGCAATCAGAAAAAATGGCAAAACGTCTTATATTAATTATTAGTTTATTACTATTAGTTTCTTGTGCTTCTAGAAAAGTCGATGTATCAAAAATAGCTATCGAAACAAAAGTAGATAGTTCTGTTGTTGTTAAAGTTGACGGCACTTATGTTAAAGAAGCAAACGTAGCTACAGTAGAAACTGAAGAAGAATTAGAATACAAACCAATCGATAGTTTAAAACCTATGGTTATTGATGGTAAGTCTTATACTAATACTATTATAAAGTCAAAGAAGAAAAAGACTGTTAAGATAGATAAAACCAAAGATATAGCTAAAGTCTCTTCTGTAAAAAAGTTAAATGTAAAAAGAGAGGGATCTAAAAAAGTGTTTGTTAAGAAGGTAGACAAGAAAGCAAACTATTGGATGTATCTTTGGTTTTTATTACCTGTAGTATTAATATGGTTATTAGAAAGATATGGTAAGTATCTATTTCCGTTTTTAAAGTTTTTTAAATAAAATAACTATATTTGCATACTAATTTAATTAAATAAACACATGAAAGACAAAAAAATTTCAGATATGGTTGAAAATCGTATCACAGAACACCAATTAGGAAAGTTACGTAACTTCGAAGAATCATTTGCTAAAGGCAGAGATATGGTTGGAGGAATGACTCTTCAATATGAGTTTCAAAAATCTTCTTTATTAGCTCAAATCGCAGAGCTTGACAAAGACTTTCAAAAACTTAAGTCAGATTTAAAAGATCAATACGGAGATATTGATATAGATTTGACTACTGGAGTCTATACCGTTAAAGAGGTTACAGAAGAATAGAAAACAAGCCATCCTAACCGATGGCTTTTAAAATTTAATACAATGCAAGAAATAAGAAAAGTCAGCATAGGGAATGACTACAAAAACTCTATGCATTATGTTGTTGGTCAAACTGTGTTTGGTAATTACGTAATACACACAATACAAAGATCAGAGACTGGTATATTAATCTGGATAGAAAAAGACAAGGAAGTTGTTTGTTGGAAAGAGATAAACAATTATGTTCCTATGGCTTTAGAATTTAATATCAATTTCTAATGAGATCTCCATATAACTTTATAGTATCTCCTCTTGGGGATAATTACAACAATACTAAAAACATAGGTGGAAAAGATGTTATAATAAACACATCTCTAGAATCTGCTAAGTATGTTAATAGATTAGCTGTAGTAATAGAGACACCTCATCATTATAATGGAGATGTAGAACCTGGTGACGTAGTTGTAATACATCACAATGTATTTAGAACTTATCACGATATGAAGGGTAGACAAACTAAATCTCCAGAGTTTTTTAGAGATGACTTGTATATACTAAGTCCAGAAAGGATTTATTTATACAAAAGAAACGGTATATGGAACTCACATTTAAACTATTGTTTTGTAAAACCAATTGCTACTATACAGAATGAAAGTCTTCACATAGTAGACAAAGAAGAGAAACATGTTGGGATAATTGTTTATCCTAGTAAAAATCAAATAAAAAATTTAAACTTAAATAGCGGAGATATGGTGGCTTTCACCAAGAATAGCGAGTATGAGTTTGAGATAGATGATCTGAAAATGTACAGAATGTACGATAGAGACGTTGTAATCGAATTAAATAATTATGTTGTATAACCATCAAGAATTAAAGCAAATGATTATAGACGCTGCTTATAAGTCTGTAATCGAGTTAGTTAAAGTATTGGCTGATGAAATTATATCTGACGATAACATAGATGATGTGTCAGCTGATAAAATGAGGAACGCTGTGTTGGCTAAAAAAACAGCTTTAGATGACGCATTCTATATATTATCAAAGATAGAGAGCGAACAAAAAATACTTGAGGGTACAGATAAAGAAGAAGTAGATGAAATCAAATTCCAATCTTTTGCAGAAAAACGAAGTAAGGGAAGATAATAGTATTTTTAGAATTGTAAACAAAATACAATCTAAAGACATTGATAGATTAAATAAGAAGAAAGAATGGAAGTATGGATACAATCCAGAGTTCGATGTTGTTGTTATATCTAAAGATGGTACTATTGGAGAGGTATATGAAATTCAAGGATTACATATAGCACTTCCTTCAACACCAAAAAGTGTTTATAAAAGAGATAGAAAGAAAGAGGAACAGTATTGGGAGGCTTTCGAATATCCAAAAGAACTACAGAAGATAACATCTGTATTTCAATGGAATGAATATCCAAACGAGTTTAAAAATAAATACGTAGACTATATTGAGAACGAGTTTGATAGACGAGAAGAAGGTTTCTGGTTTATGAATAACGGAACTCCGTGCTATGTAACTGGTACTCATTACATGTATCTACAATGGACTAAGATAGATGTTGGTCACGCTGAATTTAGAGAGGCTAACAGAGTATTCTTTTTATTCTGGGAGGCATGTGTTGCTGACGAAAGAAGTTATGGAATGTGCTATTTAAAGAATAGACGTTCTGGTTTCTCATTTATGTCTTCAGCAGAATTAGTTAATACAGCTACTCTAGCAAGAGATAGTCGTATTGGTATTCTATCTAAGACAGGTTCGGATGCCAAAAAAATGTTTACTGATAAAGTTGTTCCAATCTCTGGTAACTATCCATTCTTTTTTAAACCAATTATGGATGGTATGGATAAGCCAAAGACAGAATTAGCTTATCGTGTACCAGCTTCTAAAATTACAAAGAATAATATGTCGTCTTTAAAGGATGATGTTGATGGATTAGATACTACTATTGACTGGAAGAATACCGCAGACAACAGTTATGATGGGGAGAAATTATTAAGACTAGTTCATGACGAGAGTGGTAAATGGGAGGTTCCTAATAATATCTTAAATAACTGGAGGGTTACTAAAACATGTTTACGTTTAGGTAGAAGAATCATTGGTAAATGTATGATGGGTTCTACTTCGAACTCTATAGCAAAAGGTGGGGGGAATTACAAGTCTTTATATAACGATTCAGATGTTACAAAGAGAAATGCAAATGGACAGACACTTAGTGGACTTTATGCTTTATTTATCCCAATGGAGTGGAATTTTGAAGGATACATTGACATATATGGTCAACCAGTATTTAGAACGCCTGAGAAGCCCATTAGAGACATTCAGGGAGGCTTTATTTACACAGGTGTAATAGACTACTGGGAGAATGAAGTTAGTGCCTTAAAAAACAATTCTGACGCTTTAAACGAATTCTATAGACAATTCCCAAGAACAGAGAGTCATGCATTTAGAGATGAAGCTAAAAACTCATTGTTTGATTTGTCAAAGATATATGAGCAAATAGACTACAATGATGGATTAGAGATAAACCAAATTGTGAACACGGGTAAATTTGCTTGGAAGAACGGTGTTAAAGATAGTGAGGTTATATGGACTCCAAATCGAGATGGTAACTTTAAAGTAACTTGGTTTCCAAATAAAGAGAATACGAATGTTGTAGACATGAAGAATGGTAGGAGACATCCTGCTAATGCACACATAGGAGCTTTCGGTTGCGATACTTATGATATATCTGGAGTTGTAGGTGGTGGTGGATCTAAAGGTTCATTACATGGTCTTACAAAGTTTAATATGGAGGACGCACCGAGTAATTTCTTTTTCTTAGAATATATAGCAAGACCTAGAACTGCTGAAGAGTTTTATGAAGATTGTTTGATGGCTTGTGTGTTTTATAGTATGCCTATATTAATTGAGAACAACAAGGTTGGTCAGTTAAAGTATTTTTATAATAGAGGATATGATAAGTTCTGTCTAAGAAGACCAGATAAACACAAGAATGATTTGAGTCAATCTGAGAAAGAGCTAGGAGGTATACCTTCGTCTATGCAAGTAATTGAGCTTCACGCAAATGCGATTGAGGCTTACATAGATCAATATGTCGGAATCGATTACAGTGGTCAGTTTAGAGAAGCTGGTAAAATTGGTAATATGTATTTCAATAGAACTTTACTTGATTGGGCTAATTATGATATTTCTAACAGAACAAAATTTGATGCTTCTATTAGTAGTGGTTTTGCGATTATGGCTAATCAAACTTATGTAGTTAAGCCAATTAGAAATAATAAAGAAATATTGTTTAATTTTGCAAGATATTCCAATAAAGGATTACAAAGCGAATTATTAAAATAAATATGAGTCAAGACTTTTCATTACCTAACGTATACTTTCCAGATCAATTAGCTGACGACAATAAAAAGTTGAGCGAAGAATATGGTAGAAGTGTAGGACATGCAATACAAGGGGAGTGGTTTAGAAAAACTTCTTTAAATGGTTCTAGATTTTATACAAATAGAGATCACTTTCACAAATTAAGATTATACGCTAGAGGAGAGCAATCTGTTCAAAAGTATAAAAAAGAAATGAGTGTCAATGGTGATATTTCATATCTTAATGTTGACTGGACTCCAGTACCAATTATACCTAAGTTTGTAGATATTGTTGTTAATGGAATGTCTAATAGACAATACGAAGTTAAAGCTGAGGCTATAGATAGTATGTCTTCTATGAAAAAAGGAGCTTACAAATTTGAGCTAGAAAAAGCTATGGTTGGTAAAGAGATATTAAAGGATGCTAAGGATTTACTTGGTGTAGATATGTATCCAATACCAGAAGAAAACATGCCAGCTGACAAACAAGAATTAGATCTTCACATGGAGTTCTATAAAGATGAAGTTGAGGTTGTTGAAGAAAAAGCTATTGATAATGTTTTAAAAATAAACAACTATGATTTAATTAAAAGAAGAATAGATGAAGATGCAACTGTTTTAGGTATATCAGCTGCTAAACATTCATTCGATACTCACAATGGTATTAAGATAGAATACTGTGATCCAGCAAATATGGTTTGGTCTCCAACAGAAGATCCTACGTTTGAGGATTGCTATTATTTTGGAGAGGTAAAGAATGTAAATATAACGGAATTAAAAAAAATAAATCCTAATTTAAGTCAAGAAGATATTAAAGAGATATCAAAACTAGCTTCAAAATGGGATTCATACCAAAATATACAAGGAGGAAATTCAACTGGAGGTAACTTAAATAATAATAGCGCAACGTTGCTATTCTTTGCTTTTAAAACAGATATGAATATCGTTTACAAAAAGAAAAAGAACGGTAATGGTGGTGAAAAAGTAATTAAAAGAGACGATTCATTCCAAGGTCCTAAAACTGGAGAAGCTCAATTTGAGAAATTATCTAAAAGAATAGATGTTTGGTTTGAAGGTATATTGGTAATGGGTACTAACCACATACTTAAGTGGGAGGTTATGAAGAATATGGTTAGACCAAAATCTTCTATATCAAAAGTATATGCTCCTTACGTATTATCAGCTCCAAGAATGTATAGAGGATCTATTGATTCTTTAGTTAAAAGAATGATTCCTTTTGCTGATCAAATACAATTAACACACTTAAAATTACAACAAGTAATTTCTAGTATGAAACCTGATGGTGTTTACTTAGATATAGATGGATTAAATTCTATCAACCTAGGTAACGGTATGACTTACACGCCAGAAGAGGCTTTAAACTTATATTTCCAAACTGGTAGTGTTATCGGTAGAAGCATGACTGAAGATGGTGAATTTAATAATGGTAAAATACCAGTGCAAGAATTAACCGCTTCGGGAGCTAATGCTAAGATACAGTCTCTTATAGGAATGTACAATCAATACTTAGGTATGATTAGAGCGGTAACTGGATTAAATGAGGCTAGAGATGGAAGTATGCCAGACGAAAATAGTTTGGTTGGTACTCAGAAATTAGCAGCTTTAAATTCAAATACAGCCACAAGACATATTCTTCAAAGTGGTATTTTTACAACAAGAAGACTTGCTGAGTGTATTTGCTATAGAATGTCTGATGTATTAGAGTATTCTGATATGAAGGAAGACTTTGCAAATATGATTGGAGGAAGTTCTATGGATGTTATTGAGAAAATAAAAGATTTACATTTATATAATTTTGGTATTTATATTGATTTAATGCCAGATGAGGAAGAAACTCAAATGCTTAATCAAAACATACAAGCTGCACTAGCTGCTGGTAAAATTGATATTGATGATGCTATTGATATTAGAAACGTTAAAAATGTAAAGATAGCTTCTCAATTATTAAAAGTAAGAAAGAAAAAGAAAGAGGAGAGAGACCAAGAGAATCAAAAGAAAAATTACGAATCTCAGGCACAAGCACAAGCTCAGTTAGCAGAAGCTACTTCTCAATCTAAAATGCAGTTGGTTCAAGCAGAGTCTCAATCTGATATTCAATTAGAACAATTGAAACATCAAAACGAAATGGAGAAGCTTAGAATGGAGTTTGAAATGAAAGCTGAATTAATAAAGCTTCAAGAAGGAATGAAGTCTGAGATTAAACAAAGCGAAATGTCTATGTTGAATCAGAAAGAACAAGAGAGAGAGGATAGAAAAGATAAAAGAACAAAGTTACAAGCAACTCAACAATCAAAAATGATTAGACAAAGAGCTAAAGATGAGGATGCTATAGACTTTGAAGAAGAAGATGATTTTGGTAATATTGATGATATATTCAACACTATTTAAAAATTCATAACTTTGCAAAAAATTTAATTTAATATTTAATATAATGGAAGGATTTACTTTTAAAGTCTTAGATGACGATGGTGAAGTGCAAAATCAAGTTATTAGCAACCAAGAAGAAGTTGTAGATAATGATTTAGAAACTGTAGAAACAGTTGATGATGATTCACAAGTAGAAGATACGCAAGTAGAAGACACAGAAGTAGAAGATACAGAGGTGGAAGATGTTCAATCACAAGACATCGATGATGCTAGAGTGTTAAGCTACTTAAAAGAAAGATATCAAAAAGAGTATAACTCTTTAGACGAAGTTCTTACACAAAAAGAAAAGGCTGAGTTACCAGAAGACATTAAGAAGTTAATGGAATTTGGTGTTGACAATTATCTTAAAATAAATAGGGATTGGAACTCAGAGAATGACGCTACTATTCTAAAAGAATATTACAAGCAAACAAAACCTCATCTAGATGATGAAGACATTACTTATTTATTAGAAGAAGAGTATTCTTACGATGAAGATATTGATGATGATAGAGATATCAAAAAGAAAAAGGTTGCGTTAAAAGAAGAATTGTTTAGAGCTAAAAGTTATTTAAATGATTTAAAGGAACAATATAAGGTTGATCTAGGGTCTAGATCTGCTGAAGTTCCAGAGGATTATAAAGAAGCTTTTAATTTCTATCAAGAATATACCGAGAACTCGAAGAAAGAATCAGAGATTGCTCAACAAAAGTCTAGTGTATTTTTAGATAAAACCGATAGATTATTTAATAGTGAATTCAAAGGTTTTGAATTTAATCTAGGAGATAAGAAACAGGTTTTCAAACCTAGCGATGTGCTAGAAACTAAAAATGCTCAATCAGATATTAGCGGTATTATCGCTAAGCATTTAGATGAGAATGGATATTTAAAAGACGAACACCAGTATCACAAAGCTCTAGCTATGTTTAGAGACCCAGATGGTTTCGCTAAGTTCTTTTATGAACAAGGCAAGTCAGATGCAACTGGAAACGTAATTAAAGACGCAAAAAACATTGAGATGTCTGTAAGAGACAATAAGGATGTGACACCAAAGGGTGATGGTCCTAAAATGAGAGTGATTCCTAGCGATGATTTTGAGGGTGGTATGAAAATTAGAAAAAGAAAATAATAATTAAACACAAACACAAAACATGGCTCAAGCTGTAAATTTTACAAGTAATGCTATTACTGGTGGAGCTCAATTAACTCCAGCTCCAGTTAAAGCTACATTATCTACTAACTATGTAGGTACATTTGACTTTTTGTCACATGAATTACCAGACCTTTACGAAAAAGAATTCGAAAGATTTGGAAATCGTTCTATCGCATCTTTCTTACGTTTAGTAGGTGCTGAAATGCCTTCTACTTCTGATTTGATCAAATGGAGTGAGCAAGGTCGTCTTCACGTATTTGGAACTGCTACTAAAGCAACTTCATCTACTATTACTTTTGGTGCTGCTCATAACGTACGTTTAAACCAAACTGTAGTTATTAGCGATACTTCTAACGGAGTTACTATTAAAGCTTTGGTTACTGCTATCGATGCTGACGGTGTAACAATTACTGTTGCTCCTTATAGCGCTGCTAACTTAGCTGCTTTAAGTACTGTTTCTGGTGCTTTGAAAGTATTTGTTTACGGTTCTGAATTCAAAAAAGGAACAGGCGGGATGGCTGGTTCTTTGGAAGCTCAATCTGACATCTTAGAAACTAACCCAATTATCATCAAAGATAAGTATGAGGTTAATGGTTCTGATATGGCTCAAGTTGGTTGGATTCAAGTTACAACTGAAAATGGTGCTGACGGATACTTATGGTATTTGAAATCTGAGCATGAAACTCGTTTACGTTTCGAAGATTACTTAGAAATGTCAATGGTTGAAGGTGAGCCTGCTGCTGCTGGTTCTGCTGTAGCTGCTGCTGGTTACAAAGGTACTAAAGGTTTGTTCTACGAAATCGCTAACAGAGGTAACGTTGGAACAGGTGCTATCACTGATAGAACTGACTTAGAAAACATTATCAAAGTGTTGGATAAAGAAGGTGCTATTCAAGAAAACGTATTGTTTGTTAACAGAAAAACATCTTTCGAGATTGACACTGTATTAGCTGCTCAAAATAACTTCGGTTCAAGTGGAGCTTCTTACGGATTGTTTGACAACGAACAAGACATGGCTTTGAATCTTGGTTTTAAAGGATTTAACTTAGGTTATGATTTCTACAAAACTGACTGGAAATATTTGAACGATGCTACAACTAGAGGTTCTATCTCTGACATCGATGGTGTATTGGTTCCTGCTGGAACATTGACTGTTTACGACCAAGTTCTTGGTAAAAATGCTAAACGTCCATTCTTACACACTCGTTACAGAAAATCTGAAACAGAAGATAGAAAATACAAATCTTGGATTGTAGGATCTGCTGGAGGAGCTTCAAACTCTGACATCGATGCTATGTCTGTTAACTTCTTATCTGAAAGAGCTTTAGTTGTTTTAGGTGCTAACAACTTCATGTTGTTGAAATAGTAGTTAATAAGTTTTTATTAATATCATTAAGGGTAGACTTCGGTTTACCCTTTTTGTTTTATATTTGTACTGTAATGTTTTAAAGACTCTCATTTTTTTTAACCGCTATTAGATTCGTCTTTTAGCGGTTTTTTTGTAATTTATATTTTTTGTACTTTTGCATCTTTAATTTTAATATAATTTAATTATGGCAAAGCAAGTGCAAAAAAAAGAAGTTCCTTCTCAAAAGGAATTTGAATTTAAAGATAGAATGTATCTTTTAAAAGGTAATGCAACCCCAATCTCTTTTATGTTGCGTTCTAAACATTCACCAAACAAAACCCTTTTATATTTTGATCAAGAGTATAAGGTTAATCGTGCTTTAAGATGGAGTGATAATCAAACTTCTCCATTTATTGATGAGCAAGATGGATATGCTGTATCTACGCCTATTATTTTTGAGAACGGATCTTTGTTTGTAAAGAAAGAGCAAGTAGAGTTACAGAAATTTTTATCTATCTATCATCCAGATAATAACAATGTTTATTATGAGTTTGATGCTGAAGAAAAAGCAGCTGAAGAGTATGATGAATTAACCGCTAAACTTGATGCTCAGGTTACAGCTAGAGAAATGCCTATTGAGGAATTAGAGGCTATTGCTAGAGTGGTATTGAAGGGTAAAGTAGAATTGCTTACTTCTTCTGAATTAAGAAGAGATATGTTGATTTATGCTAGTAGAAATCCAGCAGAGTTTAATTCTTTAGTTAATGACGATTCTATTAAATTTAGAAACATTGCAATTAGAGCTGTACAGATGGATATCATTAATGTAAGTTCTGATGGAAGAACTGTTAATTGGAGTGGAAAAGACAAAGGAAGAATTATCACAGTACCATTTGGAGAGAATGCTTATTCAGCATTAGCGGCTTTCTTCTTGACGGATGAAGGTATGGATGTATTGTCTGATATTTCAAACAAATTGTAGTATATTGTGTTAAATAACGATCAATTATAATAAAAGCGCTCTCGAAAGGGGGTGCTTTTTTTTTATTAACTTTGCACAAAATAACTAATTATGATGATTAACGATGTAAGAAACATAGTTGACTTTATTTTGAATAAAGAAAGCCGTGGATACATAACTCCTTTGCAGTTCAACACATTTGCTAAACAGGCACAGCAAGAGATTGTTGATGATTATTTTTATGAGTATAATAAAGCGATAGTAGGTAAAACACAAAGGGTTAACTATAAAGATACTGTAACAAGAATAAAAGAAGCTATAGATGCTTTTATAGTTGCTCCTACTACAATGACGTTTTCAAATGGATTTTTTAACAGTCCATCTAACTTATACACTACAATAAATATAATTTACAATGGTAAAGAGGTAGAAGAAGTTCCTAGAGAAAAACTATCTTACTTCTTAACTAATAAAGTTGCTGGACCTAGTGTATTCTATCCTGCATACGTAAAATACGAAGATAAATATAAAGTATATCCAGACACGATTGTTTCTGGTGTTCAAATAATATACTTCAGAAACCCTAAGGATCCAAACTGGACCTACGAGATGATTGGTGGTAACGCTATATTTAATCCTTCTAAACAAGGATTCCAAGACTTAGAGATTGGGTATGATGATAAGTTTAAAATTATATCTAAAATATTAAAGTACGCTGGTTTAAATATGAGAGAGCCTGATATTGTTGGTGCTGCTATAGCACTTGAAAACCAAGAGGACGCAAAATAAAAATATAAGAGATGACTGATTTCGAATACTACGAGAATAGTGGGGTAAACCCTAAAGATGAGAATTGGGGTAATTATCAATATGTATTATTGAAAGATATTATAAATAACTTTTATATGATGTATGTTGGTGATGATAAAATAATAAATGACTGCAAAAGATATGAAGTTATATTTCATGCTAAGAGAGGTCTTCAAGAATTAAACTACGATGTTGCTAAGGAAGTAAAAGCTATAGAGCTAGAGTTACCGACTAATCTTCAATTACCAGTTCCAAGAGACTATGTAAATTATGTTAGAATAAGTTGGGTTGATGAAGACGGTAATTTTAGACCTATAATTAAAAATAATCAGTCTGGTATTGTAAATTCATATCTTCAAGATAATAATTATAATATACTTTTTGATACCAATGGTCAAGCATTAGAAGGTACTTCAACTACAGAACTAAATAGTAGAAACCCAAAGTCAAATAATTTAAATGACAGCGGATCTACTTATTTAAATGGAGGTAGATTTGGTATAGATGGAAAAACAGCTAATCAAAATGGAACGTTTGTCATAAACAAGAATTTAGGTGTTATGAGATTTAGTTCTGATTTAGTTGGTAAAACTATAGTAATAGAATATATTTCTGATGGATTATCTGATTTGTCAGAAGACGAAATAAAAGTAAATAAATTAGCTGAGAAGTTTTTATATCAATTTATAAAACACGAGATACTTACGAATAAGTTTGGTGTTCAAGAATATATAGTTCAGAGAGCTAAAGTAGAATACAGAGCAATTAGAAATAACACTAAAATTAGAATGTCAAATATTCGTTACGATGAAATTTTACAATCTATTAGAGGTGGAAGTAACTGGATAAAATAATATGGAGTTAAAAAAGACTTTTGTAGGTGGGTTAATGAACAAAGATTACGATGTTCGATTAATACCAGAAGGAGAGTATATTGATGCCGAGAACATCATAGTATCAAACTCAGAAGGCTCTAGTTTAGGTCTTGTTCAGAAATCAAATGGATTAGATAAATTAACTAATTTAACTTTACCACTTAACGCTGTTACTATAGGAAGTATAACAGACGAGGGTAATGAATGCATTTACTGGTTTGTTACTTCAACTGCTGGTAATTTTGTATACGAGTATAATATATTAGATAATGAATCTTTATCTATAATATTATCAGACACAAGAGCTGGTTCTGCCAACGTATTAAACTTTAATTCTAAGTATAAAATAACTGGTGCTAATGTAATATACAATTCGTTTAACAAGGAAAAACTTCTTGTATGGACGGACGACTTAAACCCTATACGCTGTATAAACGTAAATAGAGCTAAATCCTGGGCTGTAAATGGTTTTGCTACACAAGATATCAGTTTATACAAAAGAGCTCCATTTAGAGCTCCTAAATGCACTCCTACTCAGTTTGGTGATGGTACTGAAAATAATATAAAAGAAAGGTTCTTGTCTTTTGGATATAGATATAGATATTTAGATGGCGAGTATAGTGCTACTTCTGCATTTAGTAATCCTCAATTTTATCCTTCTGATTTCTCATTTAATTTTTCTACTCAGGAAAATAATGGGATGGTCAATTCATTTAACGCTATAAACATTGGTTTTAATACTGGTGACAAAAATGTAACCGATGTACAGTTGTTGTTTAAAGAAAGTAATAGCGGAACAATATATGTTATTGAGAATTTAAACAAAGAAAAAGAAAAGTACGGAAATAATGCCAACAAAACTTTTTTATTTTCTAATAATAAAATATACTCTATACTTCCAGAGGATGAAGTAAATAGATTGTATGATAATATACCAGTGGTTGCAAAGGCTCAGGAGTTTATAGGTAATAGACTTATGTTTGGTAACTACACAGAAGGTAGAGATCTTGTAGATGTATCTGGTAAAAAAATAAATGTAGATTTTAAAACATCTTTTGTTGCTGAAGATTTAAAAGAAAATTTTTTGAATACAACTGTATCTAGCAATGAAACTACTGATAATGTTTTAAATGTACAGTTAGCTCCATCTGATATTAAAAAGGGAAAAATACTTTCTATATCATTTAGAGCTAGTAGTGATACTCCTTTCTTTGGTAACTACATGTGTGATCTATCTTTTTATTTAGAGAAAACATACGCTAGTGCTTTTGAACTTTCTAAATCAGAAGAGTTTATCACTTTCCTGTCAACTGTAGCAAGTAATAATTTTAAAAATGCTGACTTAAATAATACAGAGCCTAACAATGATATAGAATCTTATCCAGATAAGTATAAACCTTTTACATTATTAACAGCTACTTCAAGTAATGTATTAAGTATAAAGATACCGTATATAAGACACAAGATAGATACTACTCCTAATGATACAGGAGACTCTTTATTTGATTATCAAAATGAATACTACCACATAAAGGTAGATAGTGTTAATGTTTTTTCTTCAGATAACAATGTTTATGCTAGTTGTAAATCAATTAGAAGTTATGAAACTGGGATTGTATATTTGGATGAAGATGGAAGATATTCTACCATATTAACAAGTAATGATAATACTGTCTTTATACCAATAAAGAATAGTGTTACTAGTAATAACTTAAAGTTAGAGATAAAAAGTAAAGCGCCTGCTTGGGCTAATAGATATAAAATATTTGTAAAAGATAGTAAATTAAATTATCATACTATATATTCAGTTATTGCTTATGAAGAGCAAGGATTTATCTGGTTAAAGTTAGAAGGTCAAGATAAACAAAAAGTAAAAGAAGGAGATTATCTAATAGTAAAGAAGAATGTAAATGGATTTGCTGATGACGTTGTAAAACTTCAAATTTTAGAATATGCTACAAATTCAAGAGACTTTATTAAAGATAATAAGAATCCAGCAGGTACAGATATAGTAGAGCCTTCTGGAGTATATGTAAAAGTAAAATCATCATCCGCATTAACAATAGATGGAGCTGAAAAAAACTTTTACGAGTTTAAAAAAGAAACTAGAGATACTGGTGATAACTTCTTTATTTTTACTGGAGGTACAGCAGGTTTTTCTATAAATAAAGGCACTTTAAGTTTTCCAGTTGTAGAGGATATTCCAATTACACCTGGTAGTAGAATAGAGATAGAAATAAAAAATGAGAGAAGTGGACTTACTACTGTAGAATTTAAAAAGGAATATATATCAAGCGATAGTTACACTAATTTTCAGAGTTGGTTTCAAACTGAAGGAGATGGATTAGGTGATTTTAAAACCTACGAATTTGTAAGAGGATTTACTAAACCTTATAATACTGGAACTGGAACATTTGGAACAAACTTACCTAATTCTGGAGAAACTATAATGTTAAATCCTAATGGGTATTTATATTTAAAAGTAAAAAACCAGTTAAATGGTAATGGACAAAATCGTTCAATTATAAATGCGAAAATAACTATAACAACTGGATATAGTTTATTGATATTTGAAACTGATTCTATCGATAATACATCTGAAGTTTTTTATGAGACTCAAGATACTTATCTTATACAGAATGGTCTACACATGTCTAATAAAGAAGAGTACCCAACTGATGTTGATCAAACTTCAAATGTACCAGCTATTATTAATTTAAATTGGTTTAATTGCTTTACTCAAGGTAATGGAGCAGAGAGTTATATTATCAAGGATGTTTTTAATAAAAATTTCTTATCTACACATTCAAGACCTAATGCTGTACAATTAGATGGATACAAACAAGTAAGAAATATAGCTTCTATAACTTATAGCGGACCTTTTGATAAAACAACAAGTTATAACTCATTAAATGAATTTAACTTATCAAGAGCAAACTATAAAGACTTGGATGATAAATACGGAAGTATTCAGAAGATACATTCTAGAGACACTGATTTAGTAGTATTCCAAGAAGACAAAGTACATAGAATACTTTATAATAAAAATGTTTTATTCGATGCTGTAGGTGGCGGTAGTGTGTCTTCTGTTGAAGATGTTCTTGGTCAAGAAATTCCTTTTGCTGGGGAATGGGGTATTAGTAAAAACCCAGAGAGTTTTTCATATTATGCAAACTCAATATATTTTACAGATACAAATAAAGGAGCCGTTTTAAGATTAGGTGGAGATGGATTAGAGCCTATATCTAAATATAAAATGCGCGACTGGTTTAAAAACAACTTGAAACAGTACAAAAATAACTTTAAGTATGGTGGGTTTGATCCTATCCATGATAATTACATTTTGTCATTAGCTACAGATAAAATAGACTATAAAGCGTCTCTTATTTGTGGTCAAGCAATACAATGGTTAAACATACCATCTAATAGTTATTATTCTTATAGTATAGAATTAGGAAGCAATATAGGTAATCATCTTGTTAATTATACAATTCCAGGAGGAAGTATTTTTGATTTTGAAATGATTACAAATGGAGTTACTACTTATCTTGAAAATGTAACTGGTACTGGTAATTTTACTGTTCCTAAACCAACAACTGTATCAAGTGGTGTTTTAAACATATACAATAGAGAGAATACAATGGGATCATTGTCTCTTAAAAACGTATGTATTGGAAATCCTGAGTTAGAAGTAATTACTTTAGTTGTTGGAGATAGTTCAGACACTAATAAATCTATGACTAATAAATATGAATGGACAAATTCAACCACAGCTACTAGTGGAATTTCTTCTTTATTAGACGTATTTGCTGTTGGTAATGTGACTAGATTCATTTCTGACACAGGTAGTGAAGGAGAAAATGAAATACCTTATAATAACTCAGTAATAAAAGTAACTTCTACTAAAGCTACTGGACAATTTACGTCTTGTAATAGAATAGGATATGTTATTACTGCTAGTGATTTAACACCTCAACAAATATTAGATTCTGCTACATATCCTGCAATCACAAATTCTGGAGATGATAATTATATTCAATTTACATTCAATAGAACTGGATCTCAAAAACTTTATTTAGTTTGGGATTACATAGATACTGAAAATTGTGATGTAGAAGCTACTCCTATAAGATTATGTTTTAACGAATCAGATTATGCTTTAGCTTGTGAATGCGATGTTGTTCCAGTTAACTGTGTTGTTTCTGATTGGGGAGAATGGTCTACTTGTGTAGGAGGTACTCAAAGCAGAACACGTACTGTAATCACACCATCAGTTGGTGGAGGAACAGCTTGTCCTTATTTGATAGAAAGCAGAAGTTGTATACCACCTGTAGACTGCGTTGTGTCTGAATGGAGTCAATGGTCAGATTGTGTAGATGGTTTCCAAAATAGAAGTAGAACTGTAATCACTCCAGCATCAGGTGGAGGCGCAGCTTGTCCAGTATTGACTGAAAGCCGAACATGTTCTAGTATAGGAATAACAAATCTTATAGGAAACGACACTGATGGAGGAAATACAGTTACAAAAAGATACGCAATATCTGTAGGTAACGCTCCTGTTAATTATACAATTGCAACAGGAGTTGTTACAAATTCAGCTGGATTACAATATGTTATAGATTATAATTCTGGAAGTCCTTACATACAAGTGGTATTCAAACCTTCGTTACCTTATGGAAATGAAATTTCTCTTGAATTATTTGTTAAAAATTCTTCAGGAAATATTGTTGGTACTAATGTTAATCAAACACTTTACGGAGATTATCAAAGTTACGCACCATCTCTTATTCCAGTAAACTGTGCAGTATCGGAATGGTCTGCGTGGTCTGCATGTGTTGATGGTTCTTCTACTAGAACTAGAACAGTTGTTACTCAACCTAACTGGTTAGGTACTGCGTGTCCTACACTTAGTGAAACAAGATCTTGTACTAATTGCGTAGTATCAGAATGGTCAGCTTGGTCAGACTGTGTTGACGGAACTAAAACCAGAACTAGAACAGTAATTACCCCTGCTACAGGTGGAGGAACCGAGTGTCCTATATTAACCGAAACAATAACTTGTTCTGGTATAGATATAACAGATACTATATGTAATACCGATGGTGGTAGTACAATTACAAAAAGATTTAGAATAGCTTTAAATAATGCTCCTAGTACTTATACTATTGAATCAGCACCTGGAACAGTTATAAACCCAGCTGGACTTGAATACTCTATAGTATCAACGCCTGGAGATTGTTACATACAAGTTGCTTTTAGACCTGCTGTAACTTATGGTAATGAGTTTTCTATTCAATTATTGTTAAAGAACTCTTTAGGAAATACAGTTGGAATTAGTGGATCAGAAACTATGTATGGTAATTACCAAAGTTTCTTACCATCTTGTTTTCCAGTAGACTGTGTTGTTTCTGATTGGAGCGCGTGGTCAAATTGTAATGGAGGTACTCAGATAAGAACTAGAACAGTAATTACCCAACCGACTGGCGGAGGTGCTTCGTGCCCTACACTTACAGAAACGAGAGATTGTCCTGTAGATTGTGTGGTATCTGAATGGTCAGCTTGGTCAACTTGCGATTCTGGTACACAGACTAGAACTAGAACAGTTATAACGCCAGCTTTAAATGGAGGTGCCACTTGTCCTGTGTTAACAGAAAGTAGAAGTTGTGCTGTTGACTGTGTTGTGTCAGAGTGGTCTCCTTGGTCTACTTGTTCAGAAGGAACTCAGACAAGAACTAGAACTGTTGTAACTCCATCTATGAATGGTGGAGCATCTTGTCCTGTATTGTCTGAAACAATAGGATGTTCAAGTATAAATTTAGGATCTGTAACATGTAATAATCAGTCTGGTAGTACGGTTACAAAACGATTTGCAATAACATTAGCAAATCAACCAAGTACTTATACTATATCAAGTAGAAATGTACAGAACTATGCTGGTTTACAATACTCTATAGTATCAACTCCTGGAAATGCTTACTTAGAAGTAACATTCAACCCTTCTGTTACTTACGGAAATGAATTTTCAATTGAATTATTGTTAAACAATACATCTGGGTTTATAGTAGGTGCTAGTGGTGTTCGAACAGTATACGGAGAGTACCAAAGTTATTTACCGTCATGTTTCCCTGTTGATTGCGTAGTGTCTAATTGGAGCGCTTGGTCTACATGTGTTGATGGAAGTCAAACTAGAACTCGTACAGTTGTAACGCAACCTCAAAATGGTGGAGCATCTTGTCCTGTATTGTCAGAGACTCAAAGTTGCGCTATGCCAGTTGATTGTCAAGTTTCAGCGTGGAGCGAATGGTCAACATGTTTTGATGGATTTCAAAGTAGAACAAGAACAGTTGTTACACCTGCGTCAGGAGGAGGAGCTACTTGCCCATCACTAATAGAATATCAAGAATGTGTGATGCCAGTTGATTGTCAAGTTTCAGCTTGGTCTGATTGGAGCACTTGTTCTGGAGGAAGTCAAACTAGAACCCGTACAGTTGTAGTACCTGCATCTGGAGGAGGAGCTGCATGTCCAGTACTATCTGAAACTCAGAGTTGTACAGAAACACCAATATGTACTAGTTACATTGTTGGATATAGTTCTTCTTCAGAAAGTGTAGCATGTTCTAACTACGGAATGGGATCGACTATATCAGTAGGTATAAATGCTTTGGATTGGGCAGATGCTACTTTCTTACATAGAAGTTGTGGAATATTAGCTGCTAGAGGTGCTGGATGGTACTCTGCTGATGGATTAAGTAGATACTGGAATGGATCTGCATTTACATCATCAAATGTTTGTATTTACTAGAATAAATATATAATTAAAAATACATAAATAAATATGGCTACAAGCTCATTATATTACATAGATTCCAGCAGTTTTAATACTGCTGTTTCTGTGTATACAAATCAAGCATTAACAACAAAAGCCCCTGATGGGTATTATTCATTTAATGGATTATATAGAAAGCAAGTTTTTGGTAAATTACAAGACGTTGCTAATTGTAGTGGCGGAGCAGTACCTGTGAATTGTGTTGTTTCAGAATGGTCTGACTGGTCTATTTGTTCTTCTGGATCTAAAACAAGAACGAGAACGGTAATAACACCAGCTTCTGGAGGCGGAACAGCTTGTCCTGCTCTTACAGAAACTGTTACGTGTTCTTCTGAAGAAGCTTGTACTAGTTACACGCATATAGCAAGTAGAGATGCTTTAATAACATATACAGCTTGTAACGGAACACCTAAGTCAATAAGCACATCTAGATTTAGTAGTTATACTTTCTGTGCAATAACTGGAAGTGTAGAAGGTGGAGCTGGTCAATGGAGTACTAACGGATTCTGTAGTTAAAAAATTAAGATATGTCAAAAACAATAAGTTTCGATGAAAAAAATAATGGATGGACATCTTTTTGGTCTTATAAACCAGAATGGATGGCTAGACTAGGGAATAACTTTTACTCTTTTAAATGTGGTCAATTATTTAGACATCATTCAGAAACCAGTAATAAGAATTTCTTTTATAATGATAGTGGCGTATTGGTAAACCACGACTCTTATGTAGAATTTGCTTTTAATCAAGAACCGAGTGATGTTAAACATTTTAAAACAATATCATTAGAGTCTAGTGATAGTAATTGGGATGTAGAGATACTAAGTAATCTAGACGCTGGTTACATAGATAATACACACTTTGAAACTAGAGAGGGTGAATACTATGCTTACATAAGAAGAGATGAAGATGATTTACTTGACTTCACTCAAATATCTGTTCAAGGATTAGGTACACCAACATCAAGAAGTGGAAATACTTATACGTTTAGTTTATTACCTTCTTTCTTATCAGAGGAAGATTGTTTATATTATTCAAATCCAAGTAATGGTTCTATAGTAAAAATTGGTAAATTGGTTTCTTTTAATCAAACTCAGCTTACAACCGTAACACCATTACCTAATACTGTAATTATAAATAATGCTTTCTATTTTATAGCTAAAAATTCAGAGGCTGAGAGTTTTGGAGTTAAAGGATATTTTGCTAAAGTAAAATTAACATCAACTGGGGTTGGAACACCACAAGATTTATATTCTGTAAACTCAGAAGTATTTAAATCTTTTCAATAGGTATTAAATATTTATTTAATAGGGTATTAAAGAAAAGTTTAAAGATAATAATAAATATATATATAAATATATATACAATTAAGTATCTTTGCATAAATTAAATCAAATGGAATTTAGATATATTGAACAGTCTGACTACGAAACGTTAGTTGATTGGTGGAAATTTTGGAAGTTTCCAGCTCCTCCAATTGAAATGCTACCAGATTCTGGTGTGATTGTGAACAAAGACGGAGTTGATATATGCGCTGGTTTTATATATTTCACAAATAGTAAGACATGTTGGATTGAATTTATAGTTTCAAATCCAAATGTAAGGCAAAAAGAAGACCGTAGAGAGGCGATAATTAGTTTGATAGACATTTTATGCTCTATAGGTAAAAACAACGGTTATACGATAGCTTATACGTCTTTAAAAAATCAGAGTCTACAGAACAAATATTTGGAGTGTGGATTTATAGAGGGAAGTAAAAATTGTAATGAATACATAAAACGATTATAATATGGCAGCAATAACATCAGCCGCTGTGGCTGTAGCTGGAGGAGCTTATCAAGCTATAAGTTCAGCTAAACAAGCTAGAGAAGCTAAAGACGCTTTAAATAATTTAAAGATACCTGAGTTAAAAAATATAGCTGAGGGTCTTCAAGTTAGTACTTTAGGTGCTGATTTGCAAAGAGAAGAACTTGGTAAACAATATTCAAGCGGAGTAGATGCTTTAAGAAGTGGTGGAATAAGAGGAGTTATAGGTGGTCTTGGAGCACTGAATGCTCAACAAAATTTATCTGCTAGACAAATAGGTGCTGACTTAGATATGCAACAAAAACAGATAGATCAGATTAGAGCTCAAGACGAGGCTAGAATTCAAGGGACTCAAGAACAGAGATATCAAGCTGATGTAGCTGCTTTGTCATCTCAGTATAACGCTGGTCAACAAGGTTTGATGCAAGGTATATCTGGAATGGCTCAAGGGGTTGCTAGTGGTGCTCAAATGATGCAAAGTCAAAAGAACTTTAATAAAATGATGGATAGTGGATTACTTAATGCTGGTTCTAACGCTCCAGTTATAAGTGGTTTGAATCCAGCTGGATTAGTTAATACTGCTTCAAGTGTTTTACCTACAGCTGCAAACATAGCTTCTGGATATTATTCATCTCCCCAAATGACTCCTGCTGGATTGACTTATAGTACTATTCCAACAGCAAATGTAAAAATTAAAACCCCTTAATAAATGGCTATAGGTAAAGTAAACGCATACGCTACTGTAGAAGGTCCTAAAGTTGATTTTGGAGATATAGCTTTGAATGCACAAAAGATTCAACAAGCTGATCTTGAAAGAATGAAAGACATGATTCCTAAAAAAGAGAAGAATGATTTTAAGATAAACAACATAGAAGGAGGTTACACTAAAACTGGTAATGGTGGTTATGACCAATCTATGACTAGGTTAGTTGATAAACTTACTGAAAGAAACTTACTTATAAATAAAGAAGCTGAAGCTGTAGGTAGATATACTCCAGAACTAGCTGCCGAACAACAAAAGATACAAAATACTTTAAAAGGATTAGATATTGTAGCTAAAAAATTTACTGAAGACGCAACTAGTTTTGCAAAAGATTCAAATGAAGGTAAGTTTTCTAGTGTAGATAAAAGTAGATTTGATATATTTGAGGATATAGCTCAAAAAAGAAATCTTGAGATTGAAGAAGATGAAGATGGAGATATATTATTTAGAGTTAGAGCTACTGATAAAGATGGAAAATACCTTTTAGACTCTGGTAATCCAGTGTATAAAAAATTTAATGATAGAGGTGTTGAAAGAGATTCTATAACTAAGTATGAATTAGAAAACGGATCTTTATTTGGTAATACAATTAAAGAATTAGACAGAACTAAGACTATAGATGAGATACAAAATAATCTTAAATTAAGAACCAGCGTTAAAGATGCAAATGGTACTTTGACTAGAACTAGGACTTTTTTAACTGATGATGATGAAGGTTATATTGATAATGCTATAAATGGTGTGTTATCAAATTATGATAATTTATCATCTTATCTTTACTCTTTAGATAGAGAGAAATATTCATCTCCAAAAACACTTGATGAATATAAAAAAGATGGAGACATTGAATTTGCTAAAAAGGCAATGAGAAATGGTGTGTTAGCTGGATTAGGATTTGAAAATAAAGAAGATAGAGTTAAGCAGACTGTTACTAATGTAAATGTAGGTAAAGAAGATAAAACAAATTATGTTTCTCCAGAAATTTCTGAAAAAATAACAACCTATAGAAAAGGAGGTAAAGTTACTGGAAGAAGAGCTACTGGATATATGTTATCGATAAATCAAAATGATGATAACATATTTGTAGGAAGTCAAAAGGCTCAGTTGGAAGGAACTGGTTACGACAATGAATCTAAAAGATTCTATATTAGTTACTATGCTAAGGTAGGTGAAAATAAAAAGGTTAGCGGTGGTTCTGAATCAACAAGTACATCAGAAACAAGATATATTCCTTTGAATGGAAAAGGTGCTAATGTTTCTGTAGCTAATACAATCATACCTAAGTTATCTTTCCAAGATGAAAATGGAAATGTAAGAAAATACAATGACGTATCAGAAGTTATAGAAGCTATAAAAAGAGCTGATCCTAACGGTAAGTATTTTGGAGGAGCATCAAGCAGTAAAAGTAAAAAAACAAACGACCCTTTAGGTATACGATAATTTATGGAAGAAGAAGTTTTAAATCCAATAACTCCTCAAGAGTTTTCAAGTAAAATAAAAGATAAGTATCCACAATATAAAGATATTGACGATGTTTCTTTGGCTAAAAAAATGGTGGAGAAATATCCAGAGTATTCTGGACAAGTAGACTTTGGCTTAAAAAAAAAAGAAGAGCCCAAATCTACCTATCGAAAAAATCTTTTGGAATTGGCATCGAAACCAAAAAAGCAAAGTACTTTATTGGGTACAGAGCCTCAAAAGAAAACTTCGGAATCGGAATCTTTAAATGGAACTACAAAGAGTAGATTCGGTAAAGTAGCTCCTTCTAAACCAGCTCCTGTTGGAATGAAGAAACTTAATGGTAAGTTATCTAGCGATGACTTATCTAAGATGAAAGCTACTAATAAGACAGAGGCTAATGTAATACAACAACCTAGTGAAAATCCTAGAGATGGATTCCTTGATTACTTAAGTGATACTGCTGAGGTTGGTATACTTTCTTCTGAAAAATTCTTAGCCGATACACCAGAAATGATGTACGACTTATATTCAAAAGCAAGTATACTTCCTAGTGGTCAAATAGAAGGAGCAATTGCTGAAGCAACAGGTGTTACTCCATTCAAAAGAATGCAACAGCAACTAGGATTTGAAAATATACCTTCTAATATATTAAAAGAAAAGATAGATGGTTTGAATCAAAGAATTCAAGTCAAAAGTCAAGATTATGGAGGGGATCCTTTATCTGCTATTGAACAAGGTAGATATTCAGATGCTGCTAAATTAATAGCTGGATCAACACTTCAATCAGCACCAATGATGGCTATAGCTATAGCTACTGGCGGAGGAGTTGTTGGTTTAGCTACTATTGGAGTGATGACTGCTTCTGGTAAATATCAAGAAAACTTACAAAATAAAGAGTTATCTCAAAACCAAAGACTATCGAATGCTGCCGCTTCTGGCGTGTTAGAGTCAACTTTAGGTCATTTCTTTTCTGGAGCTTCTGGAGCTGTAGCTAAAAGAATACTTAAAGATAAAGGTGTGGAGGCAGGTTCTAAAATATTATCTAACTCTTTCAGAAGATTTGCTGAGAAAAACATAATGAAAAGTCCAGTAATAGGATTTTTTGGTGAAGTACTTGAAGAAACTGCTGTAGATGGTGGAGAGCAAGCTAATGATATCATTGCTGGTATTAGAAAAGAATTTGATGGTAGATCTGCTATCAATTCTGGTTTATCATCTTTAGGTTTAGGTAGTACGAATACTGTTTCTGTCTATGGAGCTAAAGCATATATATCTTCTAAAAAATATGTTCAAATAAAGAAGACCAATAAAGCCATAGCTAGACTTCAAAATGAAATCAATAATGAAGGAATTAGTGAAGAGAGCAAAAAGATTTTTCAAATAAAATCACAGGAACTTATAGCTAACAACAAGAGAGCTTTAGGAGAAGAGATTGAGAAATTAAAAACACTTTCTCCAGAAGATAAAGCTTTACTTAAAAGAACTAATTCTGTTATAGATGAGGTATCTATCTCAATGGATAACATAAAAGAAGATAAGACTTTATCTCCAGAAGCTAAAAGAATAGCTACTGCTGAGATATACAAAGACTACGTTGAAGCCGCTAAAGTTAAAAGAGGAATTTTATCAAAATTAAAAGATGTAAAGGTAGAAGGTGATTTCACAGATTTCACTGGAGTACCATTGGATTTTGATATAGAGACTAGTGGTGTTGGATCTTTACCGATTAATAAACAGAGCGAGTTAAACAAGAAGGCTCTTGAAGAATTAAATGCAGAGTTGAACCCAACTGGTATGGAGCAAGTAGACATCACTAAAGATATGGTGTCTGAAAGAGCTAGTAAACTATACGATAAAGAAATAGAATCTGCACAAACTATTCAAGAAGAGGTTACACCCGTAGAAGAGCCTATTAACAACGATGTTAAGGTAGAAGAGTTACGTTCTCAAGAACAAACAGAATTGAAAGAGGCATTACCTAATGCTGAAGTAAATACTGAAGGTAAGGTCGATAAAGAAAAACTATCTACTGAAGATCAAGTTGTTTTTGATGATATATATAACAAATACGACAAACTTATTTCTCCATTGTTAGATAATACGAAGTCGGATTATAAGGCAATAGCTCAACAAGTTTTAGATAAAACCCAATTAAACACAGTTAGAGCTTCGTTAAGAGCTTCTTCTCCAGACTCATTTACATTAGAGGTTTTGGATGCTATAGCCAAAGGAGAGAGTGTTGATTTTGGTGACGACTCATTGAATCAAGCAATTGATGATGCAATACAAAATGGAGTATCTATAAATACTGTTGCTAACTTAATAATGGAGGATGATGGGTTATCTGACAATAAAGGTATAGATTCAAAAAGAAAGGCTATAGATTACGCTTTAAACATTGGAGGTAAAGGAACAATATTAAAAGCTGCTCAAGAAGCTGTATCCAACAATAAAGTAGAACAGCAACCTATAGATAATTCAACTCAAACATTAACAGAAACAGATTTGCCAGGTTATGACAGGATGATGTCAGAAACAGATGGTATTGTTGAGAAGTCTAAAAAGAGACGTGTAAATATAGCTAAAATAGCCGATAATGTAATGAGTTACGTTACTGGTTCAAAAGTTTATGAAGATGCAACAGATGTACAGAGAGAGGCTTTAGTTAGAGATGTTCGTAATAGATTTGGTATTAAAGAGAAAGTCGCTCCTTCTGCCAATAGAATACTTGGAAACATCAAGGATGTAAAGAAGATAACAATTAGTGAAAAAACAGCTTTAAAGAAACAAATAACAGATAAAGCTAAGGCTGCTAAAGATGCTGTTAAGGCTCAAAAAGAAATAGCTCAACAGATAGCCAAAGACGTGAAAGATATGGCTATATCTGGAGCTATAACCGATAAACAAGCTGCAAATTTAGTAGTTGCATTTAGTAAAACCAATGTTTTTGATGAAGATTCTGTAGATAAATTTACAACTTACGCAACTAAAGTTTTTGAGAATGCTGAGTATCAAGACAAAATTGATAATGCAAATAAATTAATATCATCCGTAAAGAAAAAGTTAAGATCTAAAGATATAGATCCAGATTTAAAAGATTTAGCTAAAAAACTTGTATCCATAAAACCTAGTAAGATTGAAGATGTAGATAAATATATACAGGTAATAGATAATGTAGATAAAAATATAAAAGGATCTACATTTAGAGGAGGAAAACTAAATATATCTGAAGGTATAGATAAAGCAGTTCTTTCTGAATATATTGATAAGGAAATTGAAAAATCTAAAAGTTTAGAACTTCAAGATATAATGAATTCTTTTTATGATAATACTGGATTGAATCCATCTGATTTTTCTTATGAGGAAATACAAGAAATGATATATCAAGAAAGTGAAGATTCTGATAAATTCAAAGATTATGATAGGTTGAATTTAAATTCTAAACTAAAAGAAGCTTCTTTTAAGATGAAGTCTATAGTTAATGACATGATTCAGAATAGAATAAATAGTTTTTCTTTTGATAGATTGATAATTGATGATAAAGATAAAGCTAGATTTAAAGAATTAATGGATATCAATATAGAAGATTTATCTAAGCAAGATTCATTACTTTATATAGATATATTGAATGATATAATTGTTAATGGAGACTCTAATAGATTAGATTTATTCAATAAAAAAGCGGAAGTTATAAGAAATGTTAATGAATTTAGCAAGTCTAACAAAGCTAAAAAATTAAAGTTGTTTTTATCACCTGTTTTAGGTAGACTTAGAAATAGAAATGTATCTTCATTAGGATTGTTAACAGAGGACTTAATGAAAAGTCAACTGCTTGGAAATGAGTTGTTAGATGTAGCTGGAGTTTTGGATGTTAACAAAGGAAAGAATAAGGCTATAAGAGAGGTTGATAGTTTCTATGTAGATGTTGTTGATAAGTTTGGAAAAAACAAACCTAATGGCAAGTCTTTTACAGATATATTTAACGACCACGAAAGAGGTATGTTTTCAAGATTATTGATGAGTACTGAAGAAGATTTTTTAGATGTAAAAAATTTAATAGGTCAAAGCATAAGTAATTTAGAAAAAGGAGATTCAAATCAAAAAGAAATAGCTAAATCTCATAGAGAGGTATATGATAAAATATTAAAAGACTCAGAATCAATAGAAGATGTAAAATCAAAAACAGACGATGTAAATATATCTACTGTTAATTATTTTATAGAAAAATATAAAAATGGATTTGACGAGAAAAATGAAATTTCAAAATCAATATATAATTCTGGTCTTAAAAATATAGAGAATTATACTCCTATAACAATGAAGTTCTTAAAGAATAATTCAGATATAGAAAATGACTTCGATGATCTTGGTGACGTTAAGAAAAATACAAGTAAAAAAGTTTACGATAAGAAATCTGGAACATTTATAGAGAGAACAAATACCAAAACATTACCTAAAGACTCTTTTATTAGCTTTGATTTTTTATTAGATAATAATAGAAAAATGAGGACTTCATTAGTAGATACATATACTGCTAAAGAAATTCAAGGTGTTAAAACTTTTTTAGAATCTAATGGACTTAAAAATATAATTGAAGACAGAGAAGATAGGGATTTATTTTCAGATAGAGTAAGAAAATATGTAAAAAGAGTAAGAGAAAGAGAATTCGACGAAAGCTCTAATGAAGTTAAGAAAATATCTAAAGCTTTAAATGAACTTTCTAAATTAGGTACAGCAAGAGCACTTGGGGGTATTCAACAAGCTATAAGTCAAACTATTCCAGTAGCTTCAAACACATTAATAAACTCTGGAAGATTTGATCTAATAGATGCGTTTAATAGTGATTGGAATAAATTGATTGATTCTTCTTCTTACGATATAGCAAATAGAGGTATTGAGTCTCAGGGTGAATTTTCTAATCTAGAAAGTGTTCTTAAGCAATCAAAATCTGGATTTATAAATAAAGCATCTGACGTTTTAATTGATTCTTATTCAAAAGCACAAGCGTTTAATTTAAAGGTATTTTTAGCAAAGCCAGATATTTTTGTAGCTAGAGCTTCTTTTATATCTTATTATAAAAAATACATGCTTGAGCAAGGTGAATCAATAGATCCTAAGAACCACGTGTTAAATGAAAAAGCTGCTAGATATGCTGAGAACCAAGTAAACAGACAACAAAACTTATCTGATAGTTATATGGAAGGTGATTGGTTAGCTGATAAAAATTCTTCTTCTAAAATAGTTAGAAGTATGTTAATTCCATTTGCTAAATTTCAGTTGAATCAAAAAATGAGACAGTATAATGATTTTAGACAACTGCTTAGTACTTCTAATACAGTTAAAGATAAATCAATAGCTCTTAGATCTCTAGCTTCATTGTCATTGGAGGTAACTGTATTTACATTAATTAAAGAACAGATAGGTGATTTGCTTAATAAAGCAACTGAATACTATATGGGTTATGAAGAGACTGAAGAAGAAGAGAAAAAATCCGATAGAGAGAAAGAAAACTCAAGATACTTATCTTTTACATCTTCTTTTGTATCTCCACTTCCGTTTATGGATGGTATAATTCAGGAAGGAGCAGAATTTGCTATAGATAAAGCTGAAGAATATTATGATATTCCTAAAGAAGATAGAATACCTTTTGATCCGTATAGACAAACAACTTTGTCATATTTTGGAACAATAGGGGCTGGTTTTACTGGAACTTCTCAAATACTAGAGTATGAATCACTAATGAATTCAGATGGAAGTTTTAAAGACTCTAGAGGACAAAAAATGAAGTTGTTAGACGAAGATATTGAAAAGTTAAAAAACGCTAGAATTTTCTTTTACTTAAATCAAGCTGGTATAGCTCCTAAAGAAGTTGAGAAAGTCATAAAGAGAATGATTAAAATATCTAAAAAAAGAGCCGTTATAGAAGGTATAGATAAAAAACCAATAAATAGATTTTAAAAAATATAACCCTTACAACTAATAATTGTAAGGGTTTTTACTATAATATAAAAGGTATTGACAATATTGATATACATAAAATTATTGTAGCAAATAAAAATCCAATGACTTCTATATATTTAAAAAATTTATTCATTTAAAAGTTTTTTAACTTGTTCAAATACAAAGTCACACTGACCTTGGTTTCTAGGTGTGAATAACACATAGTTTAATTTGTTGTCAGCTATCCATTTTTTGAATAACTTAAACCTCATTGAGAATACATCAGTAGCAAGACCTTTACATTCTATTATTATACGTTGATCTCCGTTCTCTACAATAAAGTCTGGTGTGTATATAATACCAAGGTGCTTCTTATTACCTTTATTTACAAGGTTATTCTTGCTGTTAATAGTTTTCTCATAAGATGGGTTAGGGAAGAAGAAAGAGTCTATGATTGTGAACTTCTCTTCCTCGTACTTACACTTAACTCCATTATCATCTAGAAGCTTAAACATATAAACCTCTAGACGACTTTGAAAGTTTTTACCTTTATACTCAGTCTTTTTAGCCCTGATTAAAGGCGTTCCTTTTTTACGCATTATAATGTGCTTTTTAATTTTTCTAGGTACAAAACGAAGTCCATAGCCTCTTGCTTAGCGTGTTCAATCCACTCTAGTGTAGATAATTTGTTATCTTGCAGTGTAGTACCATATTTTTTAATACCAACTTCAGATCTATTTCTTAATTGGTTTACAACTGATTCAACAATAGGATCTGTTTTTACTTCTTGTGGTTCTCTTACTTTTATTCCTTCAATACCAAATATCACTGAAGCATCTCTCTCTAGCGTATCATAAAAGTTTTCTAAAGTAAGAGCATCTCCATAAGCATTACATACTTCTGACCAGTAGTCCATACCCTCTTTTGTTTTTGAAAAGTCAAATGCAGCAGCTACTACTGTACTAGCATCTGCTAAACCTCTTTGCTCTATCATTCTTTTAAGAGCTTTCTTTTTTAAATCTTTCGGTAATTCTTTAATTTTTACAAACATTTTTAATTTAATTTAGATTAATAATAGTGACCGAGACAGGATTCGAACCTGTATTTATATAACTGTTTCTTTATATTTACGCCTATATAAATCACTTCTTTGTCTATTAATACTGTGCGCGTCTACCACGCCAGGGACATCCCTAGCCTTTCGCCACTCGATCATTTGCGGTTCGTTGCCTCTTTATACTTGCACCGCTAAACAAGTCTCATAACCGTCGGACAACTACGGAGAGAGTCTACTCTACTACTTTAGTTAGCACCCTTTTATTATAGCTTACCGAGTTATCAGTTATGGAGCTTGTATAATAATTAGGGTCACGTAGTTATACTAAATGTAAGGACCTCTTACTAACTACTTGCTGAGAACTCATTTGTGTTGTTAAGTTCACTTCTATTAAATAGAATTAATTGATAGCTCTTAATATATTCCTTTCTCAAGGGAACAACACATCTACCATTACTGATAGTATCTTCATGTAAATTGCGATAGCGATTTAATCTGCCACGTTTTTCTTAGGCTCAATCTATATTTACAAAGGTATTCAATGTTTAACCTAGTGGACCTAGTAGGATTCGAACCTACGACCTTGACATTATGAGTGTCCTGCTCTAACCAACTGAGCTATAAGTCCATTACTAGTCTTTCCTAGTAGTCATTTAGGCAGCACTGTCCTAAAACGCACTTTAGACGAAAAGGTCTAGGTTTTTGAATTCGCAGAGTTGTGTTTTACCTTTAAAAAACTCCGTAGTGCTTATCATTACAAATGTAAAATATTAAATCAATTTATCAAAGATTAATATCTTTTTTTCTCTAACTTCTTCTATGTTCTCTATAAACTTATGTATAAAGTCTGATAGTAAAATAGAATCAGCCTCACTAAGAGATGCTATATCTTCAATCATTTGGTTTTTAAAGTTAAGAGAGTTAGTTAACATCTCAGGATCTTCTTTATAAACCCTATGGTAGTTTTGCATTATATCGCTCTCTAACGCATCTTTAAACATGTTAGCAGTATTCTTTGCTCTACCTTTTAATTTGTACTCATCCATTAACTCTAAAGCTAATTGAAGAGTGACTAAAAGCTCAATTCCATTCTTTAAATTACTCATAATATTTCTCTCTAATTATTTCTAAATTAAAATCCTCATCAATCGAACATAACATACCGTCACTAAAATACAAGTTATCATTGTTCTTAAATTTTTCAATTACCTCATTATACGAATACTGTACACTAGTGGTAAAATGAAAAGACTTCTTATCTTGTTTTTGAATATCAATCATCATATCTAGATAAAGATCTGTATCAATACCTATTACTAAGTCTGTAGAATTTTTGTTGTCAGCATACTTAAAAATCTCAGCTCTTAACACTGTTATGTTTTCTAGCTGTGTTACAGGTTTGATAGACAAATCTGCATTGATAATAAGATTTTCTATTTTATCGTTTTTCCGTGTGTCCTTGTTTCTAATCATCGTAATTTACTTTATTTACTATCTCATTAATTAAATCTACATACTCTCTATCGGTAAGAACCATGTACCTACCATCTTTATTAAACACCTGCATTTTATAAACAGAAATGTTTATTTTTTTGTCTTCTATACAAGCGTATAAGGTAAAGTCAACAACGAAATCATCGTCTAAACTTACATTGTAGTATTCCTTTCTGAATCCTTTCTCGCTTAACTTTACCTTTATACTTTCTTGTAACTTCATTTTATTTGTCTTTAACAAATTGACCATCAACCATCTTACCAGTTCTTTTAGAGATTACATTGTATGCTGAGTTTAAACAGTCTGTTAACTGTACCCCTTGCATCTTAGCCTGAATAATTATAGTTACCAATATATCTCCAAGAGCATCTATAATTTCATTCTGATCTTCTTTGTCTATAGCATCGATAAGTTCATTACATTCTTCAAGAGTTTTCAAAGCCTGACCAGTAGGATTGCCTTTATCCATAATACCTTTATCTTCAGCCCAGTTCAGCACCATAAACTCTAACTGATCATAGTTATATACACTGCTTCTTTCAAAGTAAGGAGCTACTAAATTGTAATCTCTTCTAAGATCTGAGTTGTACTTTAATGAATCTTCAAAGTTCTTGACTAGATAAACAGCACCACTGTGGTTTTTCTTTCCTACATAGTCAACTAAATCTTGATACCTTACATTTGGTACGAACTTCTTACAGAAGTAATAGAATAAAGATTTTGCTCTAACATTGTGCATTTCCCTATTCTGGTTTTTTAATTCTAAACCTAACTTATCTTCTATAATACTAGCTATACTTTCTAACGTGTGCATACTTCTCTCCTTTTAAAATTGCTATTTGTAATTGTAACTCTCTCTTATCATCAACTAACGACTCATCGTTACTACCCATCTTTAATAGGTATTTTAATTTAGCATCTATAATAGCTAATTCCTCCTGTAAGTTTTTAATAGCGTCTATCATTACTTAAGTGTTGTAAATTTATTATTAATTATATGTACGTGATGTCCCTTACCATTAGGATATATAACGAAGTTCGAGTTCATCCAAGAACTTGGTCCTTTATTATATCCAACTCTTAGATATGTAAGAGTACCAACAGAACAATGACCGTCTTCTCTACATGGTGTATGTGTATGACCAGTAACATTTTTAGTGTTGAGGTTTTTGAATTGAATAACTCCACCTCTACTACCGTTAGTACCTAGATGACCATGCATTCCACACTCCCAATCTTTTATTCTGTAACTCTCATCAATACCAAGGCAATATACATTCTCTAATTTAGTTTCCTCTATAATAGCTGGTATTACACCTTTACCAGTAGTATCGTTCATTAGTATGTGAGATAGAGATAAGTACTCTCTCTTATTGAAAGACTTTCTCCAATCAACATCGTTTAACCATCTATCCAAGAACTCATCGTGATTACTTCTAACCATAACAAAGTTGTATTCCTTGTACTTTAAAAAGAAATCCAACATCTGAAGTAACTCTTTATTGAGAGAATTAGTTTTATCATCTTCTCTTTTTAATAGTTGAAATGGCTGATGTCTTTCGTGATGAGATATTGAATGACCATTGAATACATCATGAAGGATTACGTTCTCACATTTAAGATACTTAGCTAAGTCAAATGACTTTTTAAGTATGCTGTTATTTGTTTCTCCTAAGTGTAAGTCTCCGAATATAATTGATTCGACACCGCTATGAAGCATTACCTCACCGCCTGATACGAAGTATTTTAAATCATAGAACGATCCATCTTCATCGCATTGAACTTGTCTTATGTGAAATGAACTTCCGTCAATCTCCACAATAACAAACCCTAGAGTGTGGTGAAACTCACCTTTCTTACCAGACTTAGTGTCGGTATAGTTCTCAACAGAAACACTACCAGTAGATAGTAATAACTTATGAGGATAACCATCTAATATAGGTAATGATTTTAGGTGAACCCTTGGATGACCAACTATACAACTTTCAATACCAGTCATACCATTTAATCCAGATAATGGCGTTGATGCAGTAGGTTGTATTTTAACATCTGATAGTAGACAAAGATTGTCATGTATTTTATGTCTGTTAGCGTCTAAGTATTTTATCACTCTAGGATGCCATGTGTTACTAAGATTCTTTTCTTTTGCTTGGGTATTTTTATTAGATTGAATTGACGTTGGATTTTTATACCTACCCGCAATAATATGTATCGAAGCATCTATGTGTTTAGCATACTCCTCAATATTAGTCAAGAAATCTTGATGAATTTCAGTTTCTGATTGACACCAAGAGAAGATATACTTCTTCTTACTTTTGTCAATAACCTTTGTCTTAGCTTCTTTGAATACATCAGTCTCTTCTATGTTGTCTGATGTACTGTTTGTAACGCCTTTATTGCTTAAAAACCTAGACATTGTCCTTCTTCTTGTGTCATTAAACTCAATATCTAAATCATTACATGCGTTTTTAACCGCTTCTGTTATGGATATTTCGTTATTGCTGTACAAGAACTCTACTCTGTCCTTTAGTTTTAAAAATAATTCTCTCTCTTTTTTTTCTTTTTTACTCATTTTCTAAGTCATTAATTATTGAATTTAAAATTGTTATTAAATTTGTTATTGATGATTTAAAATCTTCTGTACTATCGAAGTAAGATTCATATATGTCATCTGATGCGTCATTAATTTCCTTCATAGTGAAGTTAATGTAACCTAGTTTTTTGTTATCCATTGTTATATATTATTTAATGGATTCAAAATTATAAAATAAAGTTATAAAATCACTATGATTTGTTAATTATTTTTATCATAAACTATTTTGTACATTTCAAACACCTTGTCCCAAGCGTCAAACTCTGAGAATGTTTGTCTATTATCTGGTAAATCTCTTTTGTCTGTATCTTTTCTCAAGAACACTGGTTTTTTATAATCTTCAAGACGATGCTTTTCTACCCAGTACATAGTTGGTCTGTCTGGTATTGGATGTATGCATACAGCTAATCCAGTGCTTACAGAATATCTAGCATACTCTAATTGTTTTAGAGTAGGGGAATATATCTTTTTAACTTTTGCCATAAGTTCTCACTTCTTTCTATTACATTTCCATTACTACTTAGCTTACCAAACTTACCATCTGTAACTACAGACCCATTGCTATACAATGTTTCTCCAACTGAAAACTTTAATACACCTGCATTGATAATGTCTTCAGTGTTGTGTATGTGACCAAACAAACAAAGTCCTGGCTCAATCTCTCGAACTCTATTAAATAAAGATCTATCTCCGCAGTGCTCCATTCTTCCATCTCTATTATAAGATTTATCAAGAGCTCCCTTAGGTGGTCCGTGAGTAACAACTATGTCGCAATCTTCATTCATAGCTTTCCTCCAAAATCTTTCTAACTTTACTCTGTCTCTCATGAATGCCCAGTTACCAAACCTTGGAGTGTGTGGAGATCCAAATATCTTAAGACCTAGTATTGTTGTATACTCATTCTCTAGGTATGTAATACCAGCCTTTTGAAAATCTTCTTTAGTTACAAGTTTACTCTCTATACTTGTATCGTGATTACCAGCTACATACACTTTGTTTTTAATAGGTATATCTTTATACCAATCAATAAACTTTCTAACCTCGCTCTCATTATTAAATGGATCTCTTGAGTTACTACAATCTCCTGAATGTATTACTATATCTATTCCATTTGGAATATCTAATAGACTGTGAAACCCATGCGTATCACTTATGTGCCATATTTTTATCATAGTTTTTTATTTAAAAATTTAGTTATGAAATCAGTGTTTATTTTAAATTCAGGAAGATTAATTTTAAAAAATTCCATTAATCTAGATACTAAAAAGATAAGTGTTATTGGGAAAAGAAATGTAACTAACAAACATTCTTCTAAAAAAAACTTCATAGTGTGGTGATATTTTTTAGCGTCAAAATAACAAACCGAAATAGCAATTATAGTAATTACTAAATATATTAATATCAATATCATAACTAATCTTCGTGTTTGTGTTCAAATTCAACTTCATAACCTAACTTTTTTAGCACAGCTTCTAATGAATTCTCAACATCCATTCCTATATAACTGTTGTCGTGTACTTGTGGGTTAGGATGCTCTAATTTATCTCCATTTAAATACAGATAAGTACCGTAAGAAGTACAGCAACCATCACCGCAAGTATAGTCCCAATCTTCAAGTGTTATTTTTAATTTTTCCATAATTACTTTTTTAATGTTTCTAAAAATTCTTCAAGCTTCATTAAATCTGCTAATGATAATGAACTTAACTCGTTTAACTTACCAATCACACCGTCTTTTTGTATTATAGCTTTAAGTCTATCTGTGTTCTCTTTATCTAATCTTCTATCCTCTAATTCGGATATTAAATTATAAGTTCCAACTTCGTCTAAGTAATCTTCTATATCAATGTCTATTCTTGCCATATTACTCTTGTTTAAATTTATTAAAAAATCTATCTACACTTTCAAGTTCTAGCTTATGTAATTTATTTATTTGTCTAATTCTAGATTCCTTAGCGTCTTCTAACGAATTAAATATGTGATCACAATTCATTCTTAACGTAGTTAAATCAGTATCTTCAATAAAATCATGAGCCAATCCTTTTGGTATCTCTATTTTGTATATCATCTCTGGATTTGACCTATCGTTAAGCTCTACACCTTTTATTATACCTCTGAATATATTATCATTTCCATAAGCTATAAAAACAGATTCACCAATATTAAATTTCTTTTCATTCCTAAGAAAACCGTAATATCTATCATAACTGTTTTGAAAAGATACTTTGTATATATTATCTATTGTCATGATTCATTTCTTTTTTAAATAGTTGTAAAATATCATTCATATTAAAATATTCATCTGGGTCTGGGTTGCAATACTTAATTCCGTGATGATAAAACCATTCCACAAACTCAACTGCAAAATCTTCCGCTATCTCTACACATTTATTAGATACATTCTCTGTGCGTTCATCATTCCATCCAGAAACTATTTTCCTGTATTGTTCTTTTATTGTTTTCATAATTAAAATGGTATATCATCGAACGCATCTTTTGGATCGATAAATATTTCTGTTTTAGGTTTATAAATAGGAGATACATCGTCATTGTATTCTCCGATAATGTATGGTAATCCATCGTCATTAACTGAATAATCAAAGTCAGCTATAGGGAATCCACGTGTATGTGTAAAGTGAGCGGTAATATGCGTGTCGTTATTAACAACAGAACAAACTGTCTCTGCTTTCTTCAAAACAGAACTACCAATATGACCAACTGCTTTAGCACTACCATAGTTAGAGTGAAGAATGGTTGTCAAGTGAAACTGCTTATCATCTGTCCACTTCATAATCTTTTGAATAGCACTCTGACTTTCTTTTAAATCATTGAAGTCGTCAACTAAATCCGCAAGACCATCAATACCAACCAATCCAATATTGTCTTTCATATCACTCTCATAAATCAACCACTCTATAAATTCAAGACGTTGCTTAGGTTCGTATGGTCTCAATGCGAATGGTTTGTAGAATTCGCATTCTGTATCGCCAGTCATACGTAGAACCCTTTTAAATACGTTTTGAGCGTGGAAAGCTGACTGCTCAGTATCAATATCGATAACAAAACAATCTCTATCTCTGTGGCTTTTAATTGAGTCTGCGTATTGATTTGTTTTACCACCTATATAAGAAGCCATGATCATAGACTTTAAGAAAGTCTTTTTAGATTTAGACGCACCAACTATGCAAGAGAAGTTTCCGTATGTTCCAAAAGGTATGGGGAATACTCTAGTACCTAAACTATGTTCTCCTATACTAATAGCAACTGGTGGATACTCAATCTTCTTACGTACATCAACGAATGAGCTATCGTATATATTTTGAAAGTTTATATTTACTTTCTTCTCTGATTGAATAGATACTGGTGAATAGTCATCAAACTTAACATCATCACTAAATTTTTTAGTGTTGAATAAATGAGATTTTCTATAAGCACTCTCTATACATCCTTTTATCTCTTCCTCATCGAATCCATGATGAGCAAATTGTATCATAATTCCCTTGGCTTCAAACTCACTGATACCAAATTCATTAAATGCCATGGCTAAAATGTAAGCATTTCTGTTTCTCTCACCCTCTACCATTCCATACCTTTCGCTCCACCACTTCATCAATCCAGATATGATTTTTTGATTGTCTTGAACCTCAACCTTAAAGTCTCTCTTTATTATTTCTTTAGGCTTTGCTTTGTCTGTAAACAACTCGCTATCTTTATTTACGAATACATCTTTATCAGAACTCATATAGCAAATTCTACTCTCATTAACACAACTTGTATCGAAATACTTTGAGTTATAATAATCCTTAAGACCTAAGAAATATAATCTATGATCCTCGATGCTTTTTGGTATTTTTACAATAACCTTTAAACCGTCACCAGATGGAGATATAAATACAGCGTACGTATACTCATTTGATATTAAGTAGTCTCTATATTTATTTAGTGATTGTGAATCTTCAAAGTTATCGAAGTCTAAACAAACAAACCCACTATGCTCAACAAATGCATCGTCACTTCTATTGCTGAATTCTCCAGAAAATAATACACAAGGAAGTTTTTTCTTTATCTCGCCTCTCTTTGACTTATCTACCTCAGAACGAACCTCATCGACTATCTTCTTACATCTCTCCTCTTTAATTCCATTAAGAACATAATCTATTGTTGCGTATCTAGGGTTGTCTAATCTAAAAAGATTGTCGAATATGGTTAATTTACTCATTTGTTACACTTTATAATATTTAGGGTATTTATTTTTTGTTCTTAAATATTTTTTATAATTTTCAATTACTTTGAACGCTTCGTCATATGTTTTATTATGAGAGTATTTTTCAGTTGTATTCCATGCATAATTATTTATGTTATCAATAGAACCCCATTGTAGGAAAAAATACTCCCTACATTGAGGTATAAAAATATCGCTACTGACTTGTTTTATTCTATATCTCATAACTTAAATGCTTTTAATGTGTGTTCAAATGGATTACCATCTATGTTCTTAACTAACTCTAGCATCTTCTCAGCTAACTCTCTAACCTCAACCTGTGCATGTTCAGAGTTTCTTAATCCTTGAAAGTGTGCAAAACTTCTAAAGTTAAATGATATATCCATAGTGATCTGGCTATTCATTGTTTTAAAGAATCTTGCTGACTCCTTAGCTCTCTTACGACCTAGTATCGGTGTTAAGTCTTCTAAACAGTCGTGATATAATGAATTAGCTATCACAGAGAAATCTCTCATAACCGTATACCAAGTCTCAGAATCTTTACTCCACTTTATATCCTCTTCCCCATCGTTTAGATATAAGTCTTCTTTTAGCCTCATGTACTCCCAATCTTTAGGTAAGTACATTTTGTCTTCCTTGAGTTCTTTATATCTAGCACTCTCTCCATTTATACTAACACCAATACGATGTTTAAGTAAATGTATATGTGTGACTTGGTCTACATTAACCAAGAAATGTAATTGACTTTTCTCAAAAGGTGTGTGATGACCCTCTGATGCCAACATATTCAATAGGTTTGGTATTCTATCTAACTTATCGTTAGTCAAGTCTCTTGATGTTGAAGTCCAAGCTGACTGAGCGTGTACTTTATCGTCTCCATAATACCCTAATAATTCTACGTTATTCTCGTTCATCTGATAATTCTTTTAATGATTCATTAATACTATTTGGGTGATAACCCGCTACTACTAATAGGTTAGTCATGTGGTCTAATACATCCGTTGAAGTGCTACCATCTGGTATCTCAACAAACATCGTTTTTCCATAATACTCAATTGTTATTTTCATATTAATTTATTTTATAAAACATTACAAATACTTTTCTACTATTAGTAAACTTATTAGGATACTTACTATGAAAGTAATTACAAGGATAAGATACCACTCTATTCTTTTTGTGACCAATAACGGTTCTTAATGTCCAATAACTTGGGAAGTCTGCATCGTGAACTATCATTTTATTAAACTTATCTTCATCTCCATCGAAAGTGTCTCCAAGTTCCTTATGTTCCCAAAATGCAGTACCATTCAATCCTATCTCTTCTATGTCTGATACAAATAAAACCAATGCTCTATCAGGTTGTTCTCCATTAATAATCGAATCGTTATGTATTCTCCAGTCATCATCCTGACCTTCCTTAGCCTCCCTAAAGAAACTGAGTACATTGGTTACATTGTTACCTTCTATTTCTGATATCTTATTACATATCATTCTTATGAAATCATTAGTAGGATACTTAACCCAAAATGACTTTCCTGGCGTATCTACTTTCTCGTACTCTGATTCATCTTTGTTTAAGAAGTCAATCAAGTAGTCATCTAAAAAATTATCTTTTATGTAAATCATATATTATTTGTTTTTCTACCCACCTTATATACCCACTTTGTTTACTCAATTATATAATAACGGCAATAATCACCGTTATTTACCTATTTTGTATTATTTGTTTAAGTTACCTCTGTTTTGATGAGACTCTGAATCAATCATATCTTCAAGACTCTTCTTCTTGATCCCAAAATCTTCTAGTGTCTTTTCTTTTATCTCATCGTTAGTGAACTTTCCTAAGTCTTTATATCCTTTACAATGATTACAGATAACATCATCAATCCATCCAGTACTTATCATTCCGTAGCAAATGTTACATAATGTAGCACCGTTACCTCCATTCAGTTTGTGTATTGGTTTCATATTTCTTTTTTATTTCTTTAGCAAAATGTTCAATTAATGGTCTACAAGACTTACAAAGAGTATCGTTTTCTTCAGCATACCACCATTGACATGCTGTACACTTTTTTTTCTGTTTCATTTTAACATATACTTTATAGGTTTAGTATCTACGTGATTCTTAGCTAATTCTTTAGCCTTTTCTTTTAACTCAATGTTTAGTTCGAAAATACTCTTCTTCTCTTTCAAACCTCTTTCTTTTCTTACTGGCATATTATATTCCCATTGATTTTAATAATTCTTTTCTTTTACTTGCTGCTAAATCTTCTTTACTAATACCCGCACTACCAGAGTTTACATACTTCTCAAACTTATCAGGTCTTGATATAAATTCTAGAGTCAAATACTTTGGATGTGCTTGGTGAAATTCATCTTCAAAGCAATTCTTTATAGCTTTAGTTATATCTGATTTAGTATAACCATCTCTTAACCTTGCTCTAAATTGTTTCTTAGCCTTATCTGCTACCGTTCTAATTTGTTTCCCAGTAATATGATTAAACCACTTCAATAAAGAGTCAAAATCAATATCATCTGTATTACTATTTATAGTAATATTATTATTATCTTTAAACTTTTCTTTAATAGGGGTATCTAAGTTATCTTTAATACCTAAAAGCAAAACAATCTCCCTATTTTTTATCTCCTTAGAACCATCTTTGTAAATCATTCTAGTGTTAACGTACCCGTGTTTTACTAATTGAGAAACCCATTTAGATATAGATACAGTACTTACACCATATAGGTCTGAAAAGTAATTATTTGAGGCGTTACAGACACCATTCTTGTTACATAGACAAGTTATCTCTGCAAACAATAATTTTGCGTTAGGAGACAGATTTTCATCATACCTAACTTCAGCGGGTATTATTGCGTAATAATTTGGCTTCTCCATTAAGTTTAGGGGTTAAAAAACCACCTAAAGAATAATCAATAGGTGGTTATAGTTGTGTGTTTAGTAATTGAGTCCTAGAAAGGCAAATCGTCTACTACTTCTTGTACTTTTGATGCTTGAGTAGGAGCAGATTGTGATTGTGAATCTCCACCTACAACAATCTTTCCATCGGTCCATTTAACTCTTCCGTTACCCACATAGAATTTGTCTTTCTTAGCTTTTCTATCTTCTTCGCTTTGAGATACATACATAGATAGGTTTTGAAAAGTATCTCCTTTAGCTCCAGAGAATACTTTTGATTCATCATTAATAGAAATTGTTAGTTCAATTCCATTAAGATTTTTTGCATTAATACCTTTTAATAAAGTTTCTAAACTTTCTTTCTTCATGTAGACAGCACTTATACTTCCCATAATTTATTTATTTAATTTAATTTCTAAGAGATTTTATTTCCGTATCTCTTTTTAACGGATGCAAATGTATATAGTTATTAAATAACTAGCAAGACAATTACGAAAATAATTAACAAATAATATAAATATTTATTCATACTAAATAGTTCTTATAAATTCTCTACACTTAATTACTTTCTCATTGATTAGATTTATCATCTCCTCATCTCTATCTAATTCAAACACTTTGATACGATTCTCTAATGGTATATGAGAGTATGTTTGAGACTCTCTAACTTCCTCTATAAGTACATCTAAGAAGTCGTCAGGCAATTTCTCTTTATACATAATACTCTTAGCCTCACGAACAATAATATCCTCAGGCGTATCTAGTAGTACGTATACTAACTTGGCTTTTTTCTTACCAGTTAATCTCATGTACCCTTGCAACTGACAAATATAATTCTTGTTAGTAATCTTTTTCTCTAATAGAGGAAAGCTAGACAAAGAAAAGCTACATTTTATATCTAATACCTCGTCATCAGAAATTAAGTCAGGTGTCCCTTGAATGTAATCATCCTCAAAGAACTCGTCATTCTTGACATGATTGGTTTTGAACACAGTGTTGTATGCCCTAATAGCCTCATCTTCTAACTGCAAACCTTTGTCTGTATATTTAGAAGATATATCCGTTCTAACACCGAATGTTTTCTCTAGATACCAATTACTTAGATGTGTCTTTAGTGTTGCTGATATGGTCTCAGACTTCGATCGTGGTTCAGTGAAGAGAGCTCCTAGTGCGGAGCATCTCATCTTAAATTGTTTATCCATTTACTACTACTATTATCATCATTAATAAAAACGCTACGAATGTTACAAGTTGTTTCATACTATGTCAATTGTTTTAGTTGGTCAGGTGTCAATTCAAATGCACCAATCAAAGCCTCTTTAGAATACTTACCCTCGTTAATAGACTTTAAAGCCTTGTCAAACCTATCTTTACTGATAGATTGTTTCTTGTGGTCATTAGTTGCATCTGCATCTTGTGTGTCGTCAATAAGTAATAGATTACCTAGTGCGTACTTCTTAGCGTAAGATGATGCGCTACCAAACTGCTGAGGTACAGCCATACCTTTCTGCATCAAATCTACACCTACTATTGCTGATGATTTGATTACAGCATCACTATCTACATCGTGTATTGTAGCAACACTCTCAATGATTGGTGAATCGTGATTGATTAGCATCTCTGATATTGTGAAGTATACATTGTACTCAGCATTGAAAGGTTTTAAACCCTCTAGAATATCCTCTGCACTTCTGAAGTTATACTTTGCAAACGCATTGTATCTACTTTTGTTCGCCTTGAAACGAATCTGAATCTCACTTAGTTTCTGTGCTAGTGAAATTGTCTTTGGTGTTTTTTCTACAGCCATAATTTAATTAAATTTAAAGTTCAAAATTAGTGTTTATAATTATCAAAAGCAAATTATATTGACAATTCTTTTTCTAAAGATGGGTATCTGTCTATAATACTCTTACATCTTTTAGAGTATTCTTCTAATATTTTATTAGCTTTGTCTATCATCTTCTTACTAGACTTTTTATTTGTAAGAACAGTACCGTATCTCTTAAACAATACATCATACGACCTGTAACTATCTCTAGCTGATGCTTGAAACACCCCATGTTTTAGTATATAATCCATGTCTTCGTCTGTTAGTTTTCTATAGATAGTTTTTCTAGTTGTGTAGCACCTATA